GGAGGTCTCCGATCGTGACCGCCGGGGCCTGGTGTGGGCGACCGGGTGGAACGACTATCGGCTCATCCTGAAGGCTTACTACGGCTGGGAGGACGCCTCGCCGGTGGTCGGGCACCTGCGGCGGGTGCTGTCATGAGCAGCTATCTGCAGATCCAGTATTCGCGCGAGCGAGTGCCGAAGACGCGGTTTCCGGACGATCTGGTGCAGTGGCTGCGCAGGAAGTACAGGATTCGCTGGGACGCTTTCGTGCTCGATGTCGGTTGCGGCCGCGGTGATTTTCTCGACGCTTGGCGGCGGATGGGACATGCCGTGATGGGGGTGGACCGGGAGCCAGTGCGCGCTGAGATCGTGCGCCTCGACATCAGTCGCCGGAGCCTGCCGCTGGAGCCGAACAAGGTGGATCTGGTGTTCAGCAAGTCGCTGATCGAGCACCTGGCCGATCCCCGGCGCATGCTGGCGGAGGCGCAACGGGTGCTGAAGCCGGGCGGCCGGATCATCGTGTTGACGCCGGATTGGCGCACCTACATGCGCACCTTCTACGACGACTACACGCATGTGCGGCCGTATGACCAGGTGAGCCTGGCCGATCTGCTGCTGGCGGCGGGATTTCGGTGCGTGGAGGTGGAGCGCATCTACCAGTACCCGCCGCTGTGGGACTGGCCGGCGCTGCGGCCGTTGGCTTGGCTGTGGCGGCAGCTGGCGCCGGTCGAGCTGTCCCTGTGGTTGTCCTCGTGTACCGGCTGCGGTTTTTTCCGTTGGGCCTCGCAGCTGACCCTGCTTGGATCTGGCGTCAAGCCGTTGTGACGGCCGATCGCAAGGAGGCGAGATGGACGCCCTGGAGAAGACGGACTCGCTCGAGCGCAAGGACATCGCGGTCACGCTGCTCGACAAGAGCCCGTGGAATCCGAACAGGATGACGCAGCGGGAGTTCGACCTGCTGGTCGACAATTTCCAGGTGACCGGGTTCACCGACCCGTTGCTGGTGCGGCCGGGCAAGAAGGGCCGCTACCGCATCGTCGGCGGCCATCACCGGTTCGATGCCGCGGTGTACCTCGGCTTCAAGAAGGTGCCGTGCACGATCATCACCGATCCGGCCTTCGATGAGGAGGCCGAGCAGTTCCAGATGGTGCGGATGAACGTGATCCGCGGTCGCATGGACCCGCAGAAGTTCTTCGACCTGTACTCCAGCGTGGCCGGCAAATACTCGGATACTATCCTGCAGGAGATGTTCGGCTTCGCCGAGCAGGCGCAGTTCGAGGCGCTGATCAAGCAGACCGCCGATTCGATCCAGGACCCGGTCTTGAAGGAGAAGTTCAAGGAGGGCGCCAAGGAGGTCAAAACCATCGACGGCCTGGCCAAGCTGCTGAACGAGATCTTCACGAAGTACGGCGACTCGCTGCCGTACGGCTTCATCGTGTTCGACTACGGCGGCCAGCGCAGCGTCTGGGTGGAGACCTCGGCCAAGACGATGAAGGCGTTCGACGTGGTGGGCGAGATCTGCCGCGAGCAGGGCCGCACGATCGACGACATCGTCGGCTACCTCGTGCAGACGATTGCACAGGGCAAGGCGAAGGAGCTGGTCGCCGCGGCGGTGAAGGCTTCAAAGCCGGTGGTGCTACCGAAGGGGCTGCAGACGCTGCCCACCAAGGAGAACTTGAAGGCGCTGGAGGCGGCGGCCTGATGGCGGACGCATTCAAGCGGCTCTATGCGTTCGATGAGGAGCGCATAGAGCAGGTCAACGAAATGCTGAGCAAGGGCCTGCCGGCCAGCCAGGTGGCGCAGGTGATCCAATCCGAATGGGGGCTGCTGGCCGACCTCAAGCCCGATTCCGTCAAGAAGATGCTGGAGCGCTACCGCAAGACCGATCTGCGCGAGTGCATCCTGGCCCAGGTCGCCGGCGTCACCGAGGGCATGCACACGACCACGCTGGCCAAGCGCGTGAGCGCGCTCGAGGAGCTGACCGACCTGGCGACGGTGCAGAAGGGCCGCTACCAGAAGGCGGTGCAGCTGGAGGCCGGCAAGCCGCTGCTGCTCAAGCAGGCGACCGAGGAGGGCCGCCTGCTCAAGGAGATTCTGGTCGAGCTCGGGCGCCTGCAGCTGGACACCGGCGTGCTGGCACGGGTGCCTCGGCGCATCACCGGCCAGGTGATCGACGAAGGCGGCCGCGTGCGGCAATTCGAATGGACCGAGGAGCAGGAGGCGCTGTACCGCGAGATCGACGCCGGGAGGCTGGCGCATGCCGAAGCCCAAGCCTAAGCCGGCGGCACCACTGATCGTTCTGCCGAAGCACCCGCTGGTGACGGCGTTCGACCTGCTGCGCACCATGGGTGAGCCGGGGGAATGGATCTGGCAGACGCGCCGGGCCTGGGCCGAGGACAAGGACACGCCCTGGTCGCTGGCGGAGCAGCTGGAATACCTCGACCGGGCGATCACCTGGCAGCGGGCCAGGCTGCGTGATGGCGGCCTCGACAAGTACCGGCACATTCCGGTTGACCCGCAGACCTTTGTCGAATGCCCGGCGCTGATGAACAAGCGCAAGATCCTGTGGCCGGGCGTGCTGCCGGTACTGCGGGAGATCAACGACGGCACGCATGTCGAGTGCGTGCTGACCGGCGCGATCGGCGTGGCCAAGACCACGCTCGCCCTCTACACGCAGGCGTTCCAGCAGTATTTGCTCTCCGCCTACCGCTCGGCGCACGCCGTATTCGATCTCGATCCGTCGTCAGAGATCCTGACGGTGTTCCAGTCGATCAGCAAGAACCTGTCGCTTGATGTCGACTACCGGCGGTTCCGTGACATGATCGATAATTCGCCGTACTTCGCCCGCTACTTTCCGTTCAGCCGGGATCGTGAATCCGATCTGCGGTTTCCCCACAACGTCATCGTCAAGCCGGTGGCGGGCCACGACCAGGCGGCGATCGGGCAGAATGTGATCGGCGGCATTCTCGACGAGGTCAACTTCATGGCCGTGGTCGAGAAGTCGAAGTTGGCGACCGACGGCGGCATCTACGACCAGGCGGTCTCGAACTACAACGCCATCGCTCAGCGGCGGGAGAGCCGCTTCATGGTGAAGGGCACGGTGCCGGGGATGTTGTGCCTGGTGGGGTCGCGCAACTACCCGGGGCAGTTCACTGACATGAAGGAGCGGGAGGCGCGCGCCAATCCGCGGATCTATGTGTACGACCGCCGGCTGTGGGAGATCCGGCCGGAGAAGTTCATCGGGCCGAAGTTCAGGGTGTTCGTCGGCGACGAGACCCGCAAGCCGCGCATGCTGGACGACAAGGAGGCGGTGCGGCCGGAGGATGTCAAGCTGGTGGTCGAAGTGCCGATCGAGTACCGGCAGCGCTTCGAGGCTGACATCCTGGCGGCGCTGCGCGACGTCGCCGGCGTATCGACGGTCGCCCTGCACCCGTTCATCATGGACACTCAGGCGGTCGCCGAGGGCTTCGGTACGGTGGAGTCAATCGGCGACGCCGAGGTCTGCGACTTCGTCGCCAGCAAGCTGATCGTCCACCCGGAGCGGTTTCTCAACCCGCAGGAGCCGCGCTTCGTGCATGTCGACCTCGGCGTGTCGAGCGATAGCGCGGGCGTGGCGATCGGCTGCGTGCCGGCGTTCAAGGCGATCCAGCGCGGCGACGAGGTGGAGATGCTGCCGCTGATCCGCTACGACCTGGTGCTGGAGGTGCGGCCGCCGCGGGGCGGCGAAGTCGAGTTCGAGAACATCCGGCGCCTGCTCTACACGCTGCGCGATCTCGGTCTGAACATCCGCTGGGTGACGTTCGACAGCTTCCAGTCGGTCGACAGTATGCAGATGCTGCGCCAGCGGGGGTTCATCGTCGGCGTGCAGTCGGTGGACGAGAAGCCGGACGCCTACAATACGTTGAAGCAGGCGTTCTACGACCGGCGGGTGCTGGCGCCGACGCACGCCAAGGCGCAGCAGGAGCTGGTGCGGCTCGAGCGTGATCCGAAAACGCGGAAGATCGACCACCCGACGCGCGGGTCGAAAGATTGCAGCGATGCCATGGCCGGGGTGGCGTATGGGCTGACCATGCGGCGCGACGTCTGGCGCCGGCACGGCATCTCGCTCAACCGCATCCCGCGCTCGGTGATGGCGGTCAGCGAGCGGCCGGCGAAGCTGGAGACCGCGCGGGTGACGATGACCCGGCGTG